TCTCTACAACTACATCTCGACACAAAGTCCCGCCGGTGATGTCCAGACCAACAGCGACTCAACTTCAATTGCTCTCTACCAGTCACAGTCGTACCAACTTTTGCAGCTGCTCAACTCGACAACATCAGAAGTCAACGGCCTGGGCGCGTACCTCCTTGGAAAGTACCGCAACCCCGTCGTTCGTTTCACTGGTGTCTCATGCGAACTTGCAGCGTTGACACCCGCGCAATGGTCAACCATTTTCGCCATTGACTTGACGTCCATTGTCACGGTGCAGAAGGACTACTCAACTGGAACCCCAACATCGGAATCGCAAACCCTGATTACTTCAGGAGTTGAACATCGAATCGTTCCAGGCTCCCATCTTGTTTCGTACAGTTTCGAGTCCACAGACGGCAACCAATATCTCACCCTCAACGATGCCATTTTCGGTACTCTTGACAACAACCTTCTCAGTTTCTAAAGGAGACAACAATGGCAATTTCACCGAACGACACGTTCACATCAGGGCAGATTTTGACGGCTCAGGAATGTAACCAGTTTCCTTTTGGGGTTGTGGCTCTTGCTAGTTCCACCACGTCTTACACATTGACAACGACAGAAACGATTGCTACTGGCATGACTGTGACTTTCACAGCAATTGCAAACCGTTACTACAAGGTCACCTATTTTGAGCCTCAGGCACAAACAGCAAGCGTTGCTGCTAATACCACCTTGGGGATTAGAAAGACCAACGCCACTGGCACAATTTTGAACTTGACAACTTTGGGCAACGAAGGCGGAGCAGACCAAGCAGGTTTGATTGGCTCAATAGTTACGACGCTGACCGCAGGCTCTAACACTATTGTCGGCACCGCATACTGCTCATCAACCACAGGTGCGCCACAGTTGATTCGTGACGCAACCCGTACAGCACAGATACTTGTGGAAGACATCGGCCCTGCATGACCATCGCTAACCCTCCGAAAGCCCTCATCGCCCTAGTTGGCCTCATCTGCCTCACCCTGCTGATGGCGTTAAACGCCATCGAGGAAGCAACCGGCACAGGACTCATTGGCTCTATTCTCGGCTACGCAATCGGTAACGGAATCGCCGCGCGAAGCGGACAGCCAGTTTCACCAATCATCGGGCAAAAAAATGACCAGTAGCAAAAAGCCATACGCACCCGCCAAAACACCCTCAACAGGGAAACGTGCAGGCACCGAAAAGTTCAGCGAACTCTGCCGTCGGCGCAGCTCGTGGAAGTTCTACAACCTCGGCACCTGGGTCGTTCGCGACATTCGAAACAAGCCAGGACAAATGAGCCAACATGCAGCTGGTCTTGCGCTTGACTTGCAATACTCAGATCGTGCTATGTGCCTTCGAGCTCTTGAATGGCTCATCGCCAACACAGACGAACTTGGCATCAGTCTGGTCAATGACTACATGCACGGCAAATACGGACGGACGTGGATATGTGACCGCGCCGCATGGAAAGTACATACAACTGACACCATCGGCATTAGAGGCCATTGGATACACATTGAACTGCACAGAGTCTTTGCCGACAACCCAACACTGGTTGAGAAAAACTGGAGAGGAATCCCACTGCCATGAACACCGTTTATGTTTCCCAAGACGCCGTAGAACTCGGCCTCAAATGGTACCCAGGCGACCCTGTGAGCCTCACTTGGCGCGTTGCCGCTGTCAACTGGTCAGGGACTTACACAGCGAAACTACGCAAGTACGAATCACCAACCTCCGAAGAACTAGCAACGTTCACGGTCACCGCAACTTATGACGCAGTCAACCTTTGGACAACTTTTGTCGTCACTTTGGCAACAGCCATCAGTGAAGGCCAATACTGGTGGTCATGCAAACAAACAGGCGGAGTAACTCGCTTCAGTGGTCTGGTAATTGTCGATGCCTGACGAAGTAATTATTATCAACCTTGAACCTCCAATTATTGTTGAGGTCGATCAGACTGTTGTCACGATTACTGGCGAGGTTGCTGGTACGCCAGGTGCGCAAGGCCCAACAGGCCCGACAGGTGCAACAGGAGCCGCAGGAGCGACTGGTGCTACTGGCCCTGCTGGCCCCACGGGTGCTACTGGTGCCGCTTCGACGGTGCCTGGGCCTACTGGCCCTACTGGTGCAACGGGAGCCGCAGGAGCGACTGGCCCGACTGGCGCTACTGGTGCAGACTCTACGGTGCCTGGGCCTACTGGCCCAACTGGCCCTGCTGGTGCGACAGGCGCTGCCGGTGCAACTGGCGCTGTTGGCGCTACTGGTGCAACAGGTGCAGCAGGTTCAGCAGCAACTATTGTAGTAGGTACCGTTACTTCGGGTACGGCAGCAGTTACAAACTCTGGAACATCATCAGCAGCGGTTTTTGATTTTACTTTGCAGACTGGCGCAACGGGTGCAACAGGCGCTCAAGGCATCCAAGGCATCCAAGGTGCTACTGGCCCCACGGGTGCGACAGGTGCCACGGGTGCGACAGGTGCCACAGGTACTGGTGGAGTTCCCGCTGTGCTTCCTAGACGCAGTGGCGCGTACTACCAGTCACCAAGCCAATTTATTATTTCAAACGCAACAGCAGCAGTGAACCAAACGAGATACACCCCGTTTTATGTTCCCGAAACGGCAACATACGACCGCATAGCAATACGAACAGGCACCACATTTGTAGGAACTGCCGTAGCCCGTCTAGGTATTTACAACGACTCAGCAGGAAAACCCACAACTGTTGTTCTTGACGCTGGCACTGTCTCATGCACTGCTGCCGCTACTAGTTACATCATAACTATTGCGCAATCTTTGACGCAGGGCTGGTACTGGATAGCAGCCAACACCCAGACAGCAGCAACCACCAACGTTTTTCTTTTCAACAGTCAAACAAACGCGAATGCAGTGTTGTACGGAAACCCCACCGCATTCGGTTCTAACTACGACCCTTCATGGACTGAAACAGCAACCATCTCAGGGGCTTTTACAACCGCAACAGCGGTGACTAGCGGCTCTGGATTTGCAGTAATGTTGAGGGTCCAATGAGCAATAGAGAAATCACTTACGGCCTTGGAGGCTACTGTGCGGACTGTGACGAAACTCACGACCACCCGTTACACAACCTTATTTCCGACATTGAAATTCCGGACATTCAAGAACTCCCAGACACTGAATAGATCGCTCGAGGTAGTCATGTTCCTCGCGCTAGACCTCGGAACTGACTGTGTTTCCCTCATTGGTTCCGAGGTCGAATCCGCCACCTAGACGCTCGTCTGTGTTACAACATCACAACACCAACAGCGAAGGGAAACCGCTATGACCGATACACAATTCCTCTACAGTTTCATAATGGGATGGGTCGGCTGCTGGCTTTTCCTCAAAATGATGGCCAACCGCTGATGATTCCCTCATGGGGCTACATGCCGTTATGGTCTAAGGACAAACTAACCCTCGTCCAAATCTTCACGGATTCGGCAACAGAAGAAATCGTCAAAGTCACAGTCGCCACAAGGCGCGCTCCCTGGATGACGTTTGCTTCGATAACAGAAGTTGAAAAGGTTGACTAAGAGAATCATGGCATTAGCCCTCATCACCGCATTATCCATCCCCGCGCCCGCTTCAGCAGCTGCGCAATCCTGTCCTCAATGGGAACCTCTCCTGCGCAAGCACTTCCCCGCAAAGGTTGTGCCAACGCTCTCGAGAATCATGTACCGCGAATCCCGTTGCAACCCCAAAAGCACGTCGGCGATACGCCGAAGCACCGGACGCCCAGATGTCGGTCTCATGCAGATACAAGGCTCTTGGGCAACTGTGACACGGGCAGTCTGTAAGCAACAGAATGTGATCCGCGCATTACAGGAACCATCGTGTAATGTCAGGGTCGCTCGGTACCTCTACGACAATGGAGGTCTCGGGCATTGGAAAGCGACTTCAGGGTCGTAACGAAAGATGAGGGAAACATCATGGAATTAACCACCGACGAGATCATTGCGCGTCTCATGAATCTGTCAGTCAAACTTGACGGAGAGATGCGCTTCGAAGAAGGCGCAAGCGTCAGTCAGGCAATCGCCTTGATTATGACTATGCGCAACGCTGCCGAACGGATGCGTCATCCGAGCATGAGTTACAACGACGAGATGAAAGCAATCATTGAATGGATTGTTGAACCGAAATGAGCATTGAGGACTACGAGCCCGTACAAAGCAGGTTTTCGCGTTTCATTGAATGGTCAGAAACACGGGAGCAATTCTTCTCTGTAATCTCTGAACTATTGTCAGCCCCAGGGGACGACATCTGTGTCATGAAGACAACGATTCTCTGTGATGGTGTTGTTGTGGCGACAGGCCATGCAGAAGAAATCAGGAATCAAGGCAACGTCAATAAAACGAGCCATGTTGAGAATTGTGAAACCTCCAGTTTGGGCAGATGCCTGGCAAATTTTCCGATGCATAACTTTTGCGGGACATCGCTTGATAAACGACCCTCAAGAGAAGAAATGCAGAAGGTGGAACGCATGACCACTAGGCAAACCGAAGGCGGCACAATCACAGAACCGTCAAACCTTCCATCAGATAAACAAAAATGGAAATACAAGAACGAACTCAAGAAAAAAGGTTTGTTGCCTCCGTTGAACATTGACTCAATGGACAAGTTTCAAATGTCAAAAGCAATTGAAGCTCTTATGAATGACGCTCCGGCAGCCTCGCAATATGACGAACCCGAGGAGGCGTTCTAGTGGTTGACCTGCTCACCCTTGTCATCATGTGCGTCAGTCTGTTCATGTGCGGATTCCTGTTGGGAAAAGAACAATGACCGAAGAAGAATTCCTCATGGAAATTGGCTCAACATTCCTTTCGTTGGTCTATTCAATGAACCAACTAGGACACGTCACCCTGAAAGGCCACCTTGTCTACCATCACGAAGAACAATATGAACCCATTCGTCGAGATGTAGTTGCATGGCTTAGATGGCATACAGCATTCGGCAAAGATGTTCGGAACGACATGTACTTTCCTCAAGACTTAGTTGACGAAGCGGTCAGAATGTGCAATGTAAGTATCGGAGAGCGCATTGCAGGTATCTGAGAAAATATTCCAAGACCAAGTCATCAAACTTGCGCGAATGCAACAATGGCTCGTCTTTCATGCCTCCCCCTCATCACCCCGTCCAGGCGTATGGCGGTCAGACGGCAACGGATTCCCCGACCTTGTACTTGTCTCAACATCTGTGCCATCTCGAGGTGTCATCTTCTGCGAACTCAAAGCAGCCGAAGGCAAACTTTCGGCAGAGCAAGAAAAGTACGCACGATGCCTAATTAACGCAGGAACCGAATACCACTGCTGGCGACCAAGAGACCTCGACGTCATTGCAGCTCGACTAGGCAGGCAAGGCAAAGTTCAATGAGAACACCAGTCCGTGTCATACTGTCCGATGCTGATATGCAGATAGCAGCTCATGGCGGAGTCAACCGTCGCCTCCTAGCAATCAAACGAGCCGACAGACCGAACCAACCAACCCGCAAATACCACGAACAAAACTGGTTTCAGACAGACGTCTTCGGTGCCATAGGGGAATACGCCGTTGCGAAACTCCTTGGGGTGGAATGGCATTGGGAACAAGAAGCAAACGGATTCGACGTACTCAACTATCAAGTCCGGTCAACTGAGAACCCTGACACGACCATCAAGGTACGCACAAGGGATAACCCTGATCACAACTTCATCTTCTGCAAAGTCCGAGAAAACCGCGTCCTCATCGAGGGGTGGATTACAGGCCGAGAAGTCATAGCAAACAACGACGAGATATTCCCCGATTGCTTCACCATTAAGGACTACCGCCTGTACCCACTGACAGACCTGCCAGAGTTCCCTCAGACGCTCCCTGCGGGCTGTGAAATGTATAAAGCACCAGTCAAGCGGTTAGGTACCATCGGATGACAATCATCGCCTGGTACATCCTTCTGATAAGTATCGGCCTAGCAATCCTCCAGGGGATACGCAAGGACTAACATGCCAACACAACCTAGAGACGCAGGCCGACATCATCAGTTGCAGATGGTTCGCAGAACACGAGGGAACTCGGGTCGAGCAGTCTGCCTTCAAGCGACTGTGCAGCGTCCAAACGTCATAAATGTGAATGGTGACCGTCCACATGTCAAACATCCGGCAGCCAGAGAGACATACTCGAACTGCGGGGGGCGAGCAAACCACCGAACCGAACACAACAAACGAGAGCAAGCCCCCTCGGGGGGGCGCGCTAGCAGGGGGCAACCATGAGCAAGAGAACATCCAGTCCAGAGTTCAAACGCAGACGAGCAGAACTACTACAAGACAACCCCCTCTGCCACTGGTGCAACAAAGCACCCGCCACAGAAGCAGACCACCTCATCCCCTACGACCTAGTCGGAGACGACACCGAACTAGTCCCCGCCTGCAAACCATGCAACTCACGGCGCGGAGCAGAATACGTCAACGGCAACAGAACAGCAGCAGCACATGCAAGAGCAGAACACCTCGGCCTCGACCCAACGAAAAAACCAAAACAACCAAAATTTTTTTTTAAAACAGAAAAACAAACGACCCCGTCCCCTTCCTTTCTCTTATCTGAAGGGATTCAAACCGAATCAGTTCGATGTCCTGCGTCTTCGGGCTTGGTTCTCGGGGTTGGGGTGGTTCAGCCCCGTCTCGAGTCTCGTGTTCAGGCGGTTGGCTCTTATGGTGATCAGGTTGCAGCTTGGGCGGAAAGAGTCCAGGGCAAAACCTTGTTTGAATGGCAACGCATCGCTTTGAATGGGCAGTTGTCTCATGACGAGAATGGTGACTTGGTGTTTCGTGAATCTCTTGTTGCGACGGCCCGTCAGAATGGCAAGTCGGTTGCGTTGACTGCTTTGATTGGTTGGGCCTTGACGGAATGGGCGGTGACTCGAGGCAAGGCCGTTCATGTTTTGTCTGTCGCAAACAAACTTGATCGTGCGGTTGCAATCTTTCAAGAGTTGGCTCCGGTACTTGAGGCACAATTCGACGCTCATGTCACCTGGTCTTACGGGCGCAACAAAGTTGAGATGCCAACGGGGTCTTCGTGGGAAGTACGAGCTGCGACGCCGAACCTTCACGGCGGAACGTACGACTTGATTGTTGTTGACGAAATCTGGAATGTCTCTGAAGAGGTTTATTTTGATGCGCTCCGCCCGTCGCAGATTGCGGTCAAGTCTCCGCTCCTTTCCTCCTGGTCAACTTCAGGCGATGAGTCGTCTAAGACAATGCAACGCCTTCGGGAGTCTGCAATTGGTGCGATAGATCAGCAGAAACAAACCCGTCTGTACTTTGCCGAATGGTCGCTTCCGTCGGTTGACCCTAATGACGAAATAAATTGGGGCTACGCCAACCCCGCTCTTGGGCAGACCATCACCCTCGAGGCATTGCAGGCAGCTGCGGAAACTCCTGATCGTGCAGCGTTCCTACGCGCCCACCTCAACTTGTGGGTTTCGTCGGCGGACGCTTGGCTTCAGCCTGGTGTCTGGGACAAGCTCTTCACAGAATCGGATTGCCCGACAGGGGGCGTCCTCGCAGTGGACTCGAGCAGCGACAGTTCCAAGTACGTCGGGATTAGGTGCGGACTCACGGAGGAAGGCAACATCATTGCAACAGTTCAGTTCTCCACAGAAAACTTGAAGGACATGTGGGTTCAGGTCAACAAGGCCATGGACGACGACCCAAGACTGAGGCTGGCAATTACACCGGCACTAGACCTTCATACGCCTGAGAAACTGGAACGCAGACGGCAGGTCTTCGGCTATGCAGAGGTTCTCAAATTCACGGGTCTTACCCGCTCGCTGATTCTCGAGAAACGTATCTACCACCGAGGCGAAGAACTTCTAGCGACCCATGTCAACCGCGCCGTCCTTGCCAGGGCAAACGGTCAAGTTGTGATCTCTTCGCAACGCTCCCCTGGCCCTATCGAGGCAGCGCGACTTCTTGTCGTTGCAGCAGCTCTTGTTTCCCGCCCGTCAAATACCGGACGCGCAGCAATGGCGTTCGGAAGGTAGTTGCATTTGCAACTACTTTGTGAGAGACTCCATCCGTGGCGTTCTTCTCCCGAAAAATAAAAACTGCTGAGTTCGCATCTTCGCCAATCAAAGCCGCTGCCGGTATCGGTAGAAACGGTGCCTTCCCGATGTATGGGTATCTCAGCAACACGTTTGAGATGACCGCCCTTAGTCTCCCGACGGTGTCGCGGGCGAGAGACCTTCTCGCCTCGACCATCTCAGGTCTTGAGTTCCGCCAGTATGTCAAGCAGTGGAACGGCACCGAGTACGAAGAAATTTATGTTCCTAACGAGTCCTGGATGGAAAACCCAGACCCAAAGGTTCCTCGCCAGTTCATTCTCGCAAATACGGTGACCGACCTTTGGATAAGTGGGCGCGCTTTCTGGGCCGTGACCTCAAGGAACGCGACCGATGGTCGTCCAATGAGTTTCCAATGGATTCCCGCCTCGCAAGTTTCGACACCGAATCAAGAAGGCCCGCAGTTCTTTTCTATGCCGGACACAATCAAGTTGAACGGTGTTGACCTTGACCCAAACGAAGTGATTACGTTTCTCGCGCCGACAACTGGTCTTATGTTTTCTGGTCGTCGCGCGGTCAGCATTGCAACGCATCTTGACCAATACGCAGATCGAGCAGCAACCATTGAAACTGTTCCTGGCTATCTTCAGCAAACCGCAGCTGGTGAAACAATGTCCGGTGAAGAACTCGGAGACCTTGCGTCGCAATGGGCGCAGGCTCGTCGCGAAGGAAACGTCATCGGCGCATTGAACAACTATGTCAATTTTGTTGAGTTTGACCGCGACCCGCTAGAAGTCAACGCAGCGCAACGCGAATATCAGGCTCTCGACCTGTCCAGAATTTGCTCAGTCCCCGCCTACCTTGTTTCGGCACCGACACCAGGCGCGTCAATGACCTATCAAAATGCGTCTCAAGCTCGTCAAGACCTTTGGCTCTTTGGTGCGCAAATGTACGCAGAAGCAATCACTTCTCGTTTGAGCATGAACGATGTTGTTAGTCGCGGACGTTATGTCTGCTTTGATACAGACGAACTTCTTGCCATTGGCGAAATGGCAGACGCACTAGTTGAACCACAAGTCCCAGACCTTCAGGAGATGCCTTCATGATTAAGTTCACCGCAATACCAATCACCCTCGACGCAGCAGCAGGAGACGATGCACCGCGCACCATCACCGGCATTGCAGTCCCTTGGGACACCGTTGCAAACGCTTCGGGACAAAAAGTAATGTTCAAGCGCGGAGCCTTTGACTTGAATGCAAAGCCAGCGCGACTTCTCGAAAACCACGACGGACGCCCAATCGGAATGGTCACAGAACTTGTTGAACTTGACAACGGCCTCGGATTCTCAGCATCGTTTGCAAAATCAAGGCAAGCCGATGACGTAGTCGAACTCATTCAAATGTCTGCGTACGATTCCGTTTCCGTTGGTGCAGCACCAAGAAAATACAAGTACAACAACGACGGCGTCATGATTGTGTCCGCTGCTGATCTCATCGAGCTCTCGGTCGTCACCACCCCCGCATTCCCCGACGCGAAAATAGAAACCATCGCTGCCTCAGAAGCCGACCCAGAGGTCGAAGAAGAAGCAAACGAAACCCAACCCGACACAAGTCTCCAGGAGGAAACAATGTCAGAACAAAACCCAGAAACAGTTGAAGCCACTGCATCAGTGCCAACAGCCCTTTTCTACTCAGCCCCACGTTCACCAATCAAAACAAACGCCGACTATCTGCACCATGCGGTCAAGGCAAAACTGAACCCACTGAGCGAATCCGCACAATGGATTGCAGCAGCCGACGACGCAAAATCAAAAATGATTCAAGCAGCCGATGACTCGTTCACAACTAACCCCGCTTTCAGCCCAGTTGCCTATGAGCGCAATGTTGTCCAAGTCAACATCGGTTCACGTCCAGTCATCGACGCTTGCGGTGGTACTCGTGCCATTCCTGCGGCTGGCATGACAATCAGCATTCCAAAAATTACAACCAATAGTACGGTTGCCACCACCTCAGAAGGTGGAGCACCATCTGAGACAGGCATCGTTTCTTCGTATGTCAACGGAACAGTTGTCAAACTTGCTGGTCTTCAGCGTTGGTCAGTTGAATTGCAGGATCGTTCAGACCCGTCGTTCGCATCCATCATGCTCGACAACATGACTCGTTCATACCGCAAGGCAACAGAAGTAGCAACAATTGCTGCAATTACCGCAGGTGGTACACAAGCAACAGCAACCGCAGCATCCGCAGCAGGTATCCAGTCGTTCGTTTCAACAGAATCAGCAGCTGCATATTTGGCAACTGGTGACGTTGTCGCCGCATACACCGCTGGTGTCAGCCAATGGTCGCTCATGCAGAACGCAGTTGACGGCAGCAACCGTCCTCTCTTCAGCGCAGGACAGCCACAGAACTCAGCCGGTTCATCCGAAGCAACAACCCTTTTCGGTAATGTTCTCGGTGTTCCGTTGTACGTCTCGTCAAACATGGTTTCAACATCCATCGACGAATCAGCGTTCCTCATCGTGCCTTCAGCAATTGAAATTTTTGAATCTTCACAGCTCATGCTTGAAGTCAATGTTCCTTCGTCAGGCGAAATTGAAGCGATGATTTACGGCTACTTCTGCCCGATAGTCACGATTGCTGGCGGCCTTCGCCGTTTCAACCTGACCTGATCAGTAACTAAAAGAAGACTGGACGAACAATGGCTGCCTACGATCTCGCGTTTCATACGCGCCTCGATGGGTACGCCGTTCTTCAGACTCTTGTTGAGA